CCGGCTAATATTGCAGCCACAACAGGTACAATTACTATATTCTTTTTTACCCATTCAAATCTAGATAATTTATTTTTTTTCATTATTGATGACCACTTCCGTTTCTAATTAATTTCTCCACGTCTTCGGTTAACTTCTCGGTTCTTTTCTTTAAAAATTCTATATTAACGGCATTGTTTCTCATGCTTTTAAGTTCTGCCTCTACGTCCTCTAATAAACCACTAACGTGTTCTACAATCATAAATAATTCTGCTTCTCCAGCTGATTGACCTAACTCACCTCTTGGATATTTAATTCTAAATTCTGTGTTTTGTTCTAAATCTTTCTGCATTAATTCTATTTTTGTAGCGTGGTTGTTGAGTGTTTCGTGAAGGCCAAAATATGCCCACGTCCCGATGGCGACCATCGCGATCAAACTAGCAACCGTTTTCATTGGCATTTGTACAGCTGCTGATTCAGAAATTTTTAACGCCATAAATTACTTATAGAAACCTTTAAAGATCCAATTGACCCACTTGTTCCATAAGCTTTTTGCTTTTTCCCATGCCTTACAACAAATGTTTTTACATTTTTCAATCATGTTTCTTCTCCTCAATTTCGTAAAAGAAGTTATCCGTATCTTCGGTCTTCCATTTACTTGTGTTCTCTACGTTCCATTCAGATGTCTGCACTTTCCAATCTGGGATGTTATCTTTCACAGTGAAAGAAGGTATATCCCAAATACATCTATTGTTAGGTTGTGCTGCATAGTTCCCATCGTCTAGGGCTATGATGTGAGCACATTTGTGCTCGTGCGGAATCTCTGAATGGTCCGTGTCAAGTATATTAGCCTCTGGGTGAGCGAAGTCAACTGTAAATAAATATTTGCCTGGGTGCCATTTTTTATCTTTACCGATGTATTTACCGGCTTGTGCTTCTAAAATATCCCAAGAAGTAACAGCAGGATAATAACTAAAACAATTCCACAACTGTAACTCGTCAAGTCTACGTCTAGGAACTTCTTCTGGCTTAAAGCCTCTTTGAATGAACGCAGATATCGGGAGACGATAGAAGACAGCTCCATTTTCCATAATACAATGAAAAAGGATACTACGCCCTGTAAGAGCCGAAAGACCAAAAATAATGCAGTCTTCAACTTCTCCATGATGTTTCTTAAGGTCATAAAGATACTCTCTCCTTATCTGTGCGTATTCCGGTGGTATGTTTGCGTTCAAATATGCCATAATAAATCCTCACTTTGCACTCCCCCAACTCTGTCCTTTTTTACAAGTTACTTTGTTTTTTATTTTTAAAGGAAGAGCTGACTCCATAATATTTTTTATGTTATTTATTTCATTATCATCTTTTACAGAGATGCACAACTCGTCGTGAATTTGTATGTGCGGTAAAATACCTTGCTCGTATAAATGAACCATAGCTGTTTTTGTCATATCAGCGGCAGAACCTTGAATTAATCTGTTCAAAGCTTTGTATGTGAAAGCTGGTGCATAGTAATATAAGATATCTTGATAATTGGGTTTTTCTTTAGTCGCTTCTTTTTTATCTCTGTTATTTTTATCTGCATGTTCTAGTAGCCAAGCTTTGTATTCTTTCTCTGCTTGTTGTTTTGTTAAAAGATCTACCTTATCAAATCTACCTATTTTACTGTTCCATTTCTTATCTGTAGTCTCCCACTTGTTAAATCTACAAAATCTATCGCCCAAAGTGAACAGTAGTTCATTATCTGTGGCAAAATCTATAAGTTCTTCTGATAGCTTTTTAACAAAAGGAACCTCTGCGTGGTATTGATTAAATAAATCTTTAGCTTCATCTTTATCTAGGTTTAATTCTTTTTGTAATTTTATCTTACCCATGCCATAAAACATACCCAAGTTTATTGTTTTTGCTTGTCTTCTTTCTATATTAGCCATATCTGCTACAAGCTGATGAAAGTCTGCATCTGGATTTTCTTTATAAAAATCCTCCATCTTTTGCACACTTCTAATAATTTTTTGTTTAACCTTGTTTCGGTATTTTTTTGGTATGTTTTCCTCCCTTAAATCAGGATTATCTTTTAATAATTTTATGGCGTAATGCACTACTATTCTAGGTTCTTGTTGTGAGTAGTCAAAGCTTGCCCATGAGTGATTATCTTCAGGAATAAAAATATCTCTCATTTTTTTACCTATCCAACCTCTAGCAGGAATTTGTTGTAAATTAGGATTAGACATACTAAATCTACCAGTTACAGTTCCTCCCTGGTCTGATCTAATTTGATTTATGTCTGCATGTATTCTACCTTTGTGAACAAAACTTAATAGACCCTCAACGAAAGCGTTGTTCGCTTTTTCACACTCTCTAGCTTTAGCTATAAGTCTTAGCAGGACTTCTTTGTGTGTGCTTAAATAATCTTTTGGTAATTTAGGCATCTTAGATTTAGGAGTGACTTGATAATCTTTTATTTTTAATTTATCTAAAAGTTTTTTTATTGAAGCTGCTGCCCAAATATTAATATTTATACCGGTTTGATCTTTTATTATTCTCAACAGTTTTTGTTTTCTTCTTTCTAAAAACCTACCAAACTCTCTCGTTTTTTCGACATCAATTTTAACTCCTTTGAATTTCATGTCAACTAAACAAGGGAACAATCTTGTTTCTAAATCAAAAATTTTTCGTGGACTTTTACCCTTTGGTTCGTATATAATTTCGTCTAAATTTTTATTAAATAAATTCCACAGCCTAAAAGTTAAATTAACATCTTGTTCAGCATAATCTTTTACTAATATGTAAGGTAGTTTATGCATGTTACTCATCGGATCGTTAATACCATATTGAGCTATTGATTTCTCTCTCAAATCCCATTTGTATTTAGTATCGTCTAAGTAATCTTTACTTAAAGCATCTAAAGAATATTTCATTCTATTTTCATCAAGAACAGAAGCAGCTATCATGGTGTCGTAGATAGGTCCTTTTAACATTAAACCTGTGGTAGCTCTAATCCAACACACATCATACATAGCGTTATGAAAAACTTTAGTTATCTTTTCATTTTGAAATATTAATTCATTTAAACTGTCCCACGTTTCATCTGCGTTAAGGTTATCTGTGTATTTATGATTAATTGGAAAATAAAATGTTTGCTTGTGCGTTGCTACAGCAATACCACAAACATAACCTTCTCCTGTTATAGCCCCTGACCCTTTTGTTTTTAAACCAGGATCGTATGTTTCTAAGTCAACAGCTACAGTATCTACTTCAGATAAATCTAAATCACTTATCTGTGGAACTATACACATTATTTATAATCTCTTTCTTTAATCATTTCTAAGTAATGTATCGCTTTATCAATGTCTTCTTCTTTTCCCTTGGCAGCATGCCTACAAATATATTTTATAGCCGATCCTTCCGCGAAGGGCAACCTATTCTTATTTATAAACTCGCTCGGCTGCATGACCATCGATTTATAATGGGATCCTCCAATTTGTTTTTTATACGCACTCATATTATTAACTCCCTTCCATTTTGTGTTCTTAAAATCCATGCTTCATGTCTACCTCTTGTTACTGCTGTGTAGGCTAATCGTCTTTGTTCAAACGATGGTTCGTATCTCGTTATAGTTCGATCAACTATGACATTATCTCTAGTTAAACCTTTTACTTGATGAAAGTTTCCATATTCTATTTTGCTTTTTTGATTTATGTTTCCTTTTGCAATAACTCTAGTTATGTATTGAAGCCTTTCTTTTAATTGTTCTTGTTTTTCTTCTGTTTTTGGAACTTTGACTAATTGATAAAAGGCACTTTTGTTTTCTAATTCATCTTTTAGATAACCCATCTTCACAAAATCTTTGTAAGTATAATCTTTCTTTATTAATTTTTTAAAAATTCTGGCGTCTTTTAATTTGTGAGATTTATCTAAATACTCCCAATAACTTTGTATTTGTTCTAAAGGTTGTGGTTTACCTTCTAAGAAATCAGGCCATGTAACATGTGCTTGAAATTCTGCATCAGAGACGTGGTTGTAAATACTACCTACTTGTCCAAATTTATAACCTTCTCTTTTAAAAAAGGGCATTAACCATTGTTTCGATTTTTCAGTTCGATATGTAAATAAAAAAGATTGATTAGTATTTTTTATCTTTTCTTTTAAGTTTTCTAGACCCTTTGATAAAAATAAATCTGGTATAATTTGAACGCTACCCTCTTCATCAGTAGGAAGCCATGCTCTTTCGTATCCATAGTATTCCCAAATAGGTTTTATAATTTTTTTAGCAAAAACATTTATAGCCTTACTACATCTTAATCCTTGTTTTAATTCATCTTCGTCTTTTACTTTTGCAAAAATCTTTTCAAAAAAATCTGGATCAGCCCCTGCAAACTGAAAGATAGTTTGATTTGGGTCTCCCACTAAAATTACTTCTTTAGCATGTTCTGCCATTCTATCTATAGCATCCATTTGAGGAGCACTACAGTCTTGTGCCTCATCAACAATTAAGAAATCAACTTGTGGTACTTTTGGTTTTCTAATGTATGAGTCTAACATGTCAGGGTAATCTTGAATGTGATTGTCTTTTTTAAATTTTTCATACTGTTCTTTGATTTTTAAAACCATGGCTAAAGTGTAAGGTTCATAACTTCTACTTGGATCTTGTGCTGTTTGCCAATGTTCATAAATAGTTTTTCCTCTTCCATGTGCCTCTGCATTACATTTAAAAAACGGATGATACTTAACTGGATCTCTTGCAACAGCAGCCGTGTTTTTTTGTCTAAGTAAAGTAGCAACTTTACATAAACCCTCGTAGTCAGATTTTTTATCGAAGACTTCTCTTCTATCTCCAGCGTTATGTTTAGCATACGCATGCATAGTGCAGATTCTATATTTAAAATAATCCTCGTCTTCTTTTAGATAAACACTATCTTTTACTTTCTCTATTGATGTTATGGTATCCACTAATTCTCTCTTAGCCACATTACTATGTGTTAAAAGTATCCCACGTTCTGGACCATACTTCTCATACAGTTTAGAATATTCTTCTTTAATTTTTATGTGTGTTTTACCAGTGCCAGGTGGTCCCACAATAACTCTAATTTTTGATAGCGTCTGCTTCGAAATCAATTTGCTTTACCTCCTTATTTTCTATGGTTTCTCCTTCTAATATTAAAATTTTAGGATCTTGTATTTCATATCTTGGAACTCTCCAATGAACACATGATTTGTATTGTTTATCTTCATCTTTAATTTTACCGTTAACCTGTGTCCCATCTAAATA